GAACTGGCACCGTTCCTATCCAAAGGTAAAGAGCCACGCGAATACAACGGTGTTCGTGGTGAACGTCTGCGTAGTGTTAAACTGCGTGGGCAGTTGAGTCAGGGCCTGCTTCTTGATCGATTCGTTGCCTTGGATAAGGTGGGAGAAATTCATGAAGGTATGGATGTATCCGATCTTCTCAACATCGTAAAATACGAAGCACCTGTGCCCGCATGTTTAGCCGGCAAGGCACGTGGTATGTTCCCCAGCTTTATCCCTAAAACGGATCAGGAACGTATCCAAAATCTAACCACAGAATTTGCTGAATGGGTCAGCCCCGGCTTTCCTATAAGGCCAACTTGGGAAGTGACTGAGAAGTTGGATGGTGCCAGTATGACTGTATATGTCAACGAACAAGATCATGGAGTGTGTAGTCGTAATCTTAATCTATATGATACTGAAGGTAACACCCTGTGGCAAGTGGCACACCGTGATCAGATTATAACTGCTATACAGGATAGTCAACGTAATATAGCCATTCAAGGTGAATTGATTGGTGAAGGTATCCAGGGCAATCCCTACAAGATCAAAGGTCAGAGTTTCTATGTGTTTGACATTTACGACATTGGCAAGAGAAGTTACATGACTCCAACTGAACGTAGAGATTTTTGTGAGTTCCATGAACTGCTACATGTGCCGGTGATCGATCCTGCTGGTCAGTTGTCTCCGGGTGAAACTATCGAGGGGCTATTAAAACATGCCGAGGGTAAATCCCAATTGAACCCGCAAACTGATCGTGAGGGGGTAGTGTTCAAGGGTAATGAGAAGGCAGAATCGTTTAAAACGATTTCCAACAAATACTTGTTGAAGCACGGAGATCGGTAATGAAAACTAAAGAACCTGTGATCCATCAGGACTACTTTGGACATGAACTTCGGGACGGTGACTTTGTTGTATTTTACGGTTTAAAAACCTTCCAAGTCGGACAAGTGCAAAAGTGTACTCCCAAGATGGTGTCAGTAAAGGGATTTGACCGCGCATTAACTAACTATCAAACGGATGAAAAGGTACCGTTCCGTAAGCATGGACGCGAATGTCTCAAAGTTGATGAGCAAGAAGTTACCATGTATCTACTAAGGAAGACACACAAATGAAAAAGATAAACCACTTTCGCCATTGGGTGCAGGAGTTATGGTATCAAAATTGTGATGAACACGATCAAGTAAACCAAAAACGATATACGCAACAGCAATATTTTCAAATGTACAAGTATTGGTTAAAACGAGAATTTATCCATCAGCAAAAGAAACATAAATGAAAACGCGAATTGGTAACATTAAAGACTTTATTCACTTGAACGAAGTTACTCGTCGTGGTCGTCAACGCGGCAGTATGAAAAAGTATTGGGAGATTGAATTTACTACTTGGCGTTTGTCTCCAGGAAACGACTGGATCAAACCATTACAAGCAGTCCGAGACATTTGTGACCCTTTGCGTCGTAAAAGTGGTCCCTTGGGTCAAAAATGGAAATTCCGTAGCCTCACCACTGCCGAACAATGTTATACTTTTTTAGCGTTGAAATTCTCATGATGATTTACAAAGCCAAAATGCCTGAAGCGTGGGCTAGGATGGAGTGGTGTCGAGAAGCATTTGGGCCACCAGTCAAAGGTGGCAATTGGTGGCGGCATCGCGGGCATCTTTACTTTCGTGATGAAACAAACTATACTTGGTTTTTGTTGAGGTGGTCATGAAAAAAATATTTTACGAAAAAGTTGGTGGGCGGTACAAACCTGTACGTGAATACGATAATGATTTTCTAGACAGCTTTGCTAAAGGCACTCATTTGGTCATGAGCTACCCTGGGGGCAAGAGTACCCGCTACAACATTGATCCCAACTATGCGGCTATGATTGCCGCAGGGCGTATTGCCGGAGATGCCATTTGTAAGGCCATTTATAAGGCCAGCGAATTACGGCCACCAAGTAATCCCATTACAATAGGTCAGAAACGAGCTTGGGAAAAGTTAGCCAAAGAGTTTGGTGATGAGATGTGCAGTTTGCGTGGACTTAGTGCTCAAGATTGTGCTGAGGCTGGTATTAAAGCGATGCAAGAAGAGGCCGACAAACTTATGAAACATGCCGCGGTGCGTGAAGCATATGATCACTTCGTGCTGATGTGCAAATTAACTCAAGAGAATATCCAGGAATAATCTAATGGAATCAAGCACTTACGGGACATATATTCTGGTTGACATTCTGGTCAAATAGCGTATAATAGCTACATACAGTTAGATAACCAGGAGCAGATATGTATACAGCAAAAGTGGGTGACATGGTTGGTTACTTTCGTGTTGGTGGCACTGGTGGACACATGATGGGTGTGGGTTACGGCACGGTAACTAAAATTAACGGCCACGGGCATTACTTCCTTGACACTGGTAAAGTGTTTGACAAGCATGGCAACGAGCGTGGCACCAATTATGGTGTTTGCCTGGTTAATGCAGAATATCTCCGTGAGCGTGTGGCCAAAGAACAAGCCCGTCAAAACAAAGCCGCAATGGTACGCAGCCTGATCCAGAAGCTACAAGGCAGTTTTTCCTACTCCGGAACGGTGCATATTGATGGCGATGCCAAGCAGGAATTGCTGGCTATGGTGAATACCCTTTAAGAATCAAGCACTTAGAGGACATATATTCTGGTTGACATTTTGGTCAAAAGACTGTATAATAGACACATACACTAAAGAAACGGAGTAACAAATGAGAACAGCAGAACTTGATACCAAACCCGCCGGTTTTTATGCGTTTGCCGCCATGCGTGATGCTCGTATGCGGGCTATTGCCAACTGGAGCCACTACAGCGAAAAACAAAAGGTCCAAGCGGAACGTATCAAGCTGGGGCTGGAACTGGTATACAGCACCACCAAGATCTACGTTGACCCCCGTAAAAATTTCATTACCATCAAAGTGGAGAATGCCCGGGTGCGTGACAAAGCCAATTTGGCCATGCTGGAAATTGACTACGAAAAAGCAGGTATCACTAAAATTAAAACTCCGCAGGGCATCAGCTACAGAATTCCCAAGGATTAAAGTAGTTGACAGATTGGTCAGAAGGCTGTATAATAGACACATACACTAAAGAAACGGAGAAATAAATGGCATACGTATCCCAGGAACTTAAAGCAAAATTGGCTCCCAGCATCCGAGCAGTGTGCAAGAAACACGGTATCAAGGCCAGTGTTGCGGTGCGTAATCACAGCACCTTGGTGCTTAATGTCAAGCAGGGTAGCATCGATTTTATCGAAAATTACATTGAAACGGACAAGGCCAAGTCCTACTGTAATTACATGAGTGAGACTGATATTGCCTGCATCCGCAAAGATCAAAGCCTGGATGTAAACCCGTATCATTATCAGGATCACTTTTCAGGTCGTGCGAGGAAGTTTTTGATCGAAGTGATGTCCATTATGAACGATGGTAACTGGGACAAGAGCGATAGCCAGACCGACTACTTCAACGTGGGTTGGTATGTGGATGTAAACATTGGCCGTTGGAACAAACCCTACGCCTTGGAGAAATAATATGATGAAACCCTGGGAAGTTATTGCTAAACTGGAATCCGATAACAGTCGCCTCTACAAAGAAGCAGTGGTTGACGATGCGGCTGTGGCGGGTAATGCAGAGTTTTTTGAAGGGTGCCGCTTGGCCCTGGATTGTATGGTTACCTTTGGCATTAAAAAGGTGCCCGAGCGTAGCGGTGCTGACGGCAAGGGTGTAAGCTGGGATACGTTTACCTTGGCACTCACTGGCTTTGTTACCCGCAAGGTAACTGGTAATGCCGCACGTGATATGCTGGTCAAGCTCATGGACAATAGCACCAATGCACAATGGAACGGCTGGTATCGTCGTATCCTGATCAAAGACCTTCGCTGTGGTGTCAGCGAAAAGACCATCAACAATGTAGTGGCTAAACAATATCCCGATTATGCTGTGCCGGTATTCAGCTGTCAGCTGGCACATGACTCGGCTAACCATGAAGGCAAAGTGTGCGGAAAAAAGATAGTAGAGATCAAACTGGATGGCGTTCGTGTTTTGACTATAGTGTATCCCGAGGGCCGAGTGGATCAGTTCAGCCGCAACGGCAAGGAATTGCTGAACTTTGGTCACATCAAGGATCAGTTCGCCAAAGTAGCGGCTGGCTTGATGGAGCCCTGGGTGTTCGACGGCGAGATAATGTCAAGTAGTTTCCAAGATCTTATGAAGCAGGTGCATCGCAAGAGTGATGTCAAAGCCAA